CTTGCAGGGACTTGTTCTTGCAATGCCTCGTAAGTACCGTGGTTCCCGTTCAAACATGAAGTTCTATGCAGACACTGAAACCGTTGCAGCAATTGTAAACGGTCTTGGTTCTTCTGGTAACTTGAATTCCGAGCGTATCGTTGAGCGTGTTATTGATGGATCTGCTCCGCAGACCCTTGGTAGCCCAATCTCGTACCGTGTTCTAGGTCTTCCATTGGTTGAAGTTCCTTTGATGCCAGCTGGTTATGTATCACTTACATTCCCAGAAAACCGCATCTGGGGCTTCCAGAGAGACGTAACAGTACACCGTGAGTTCAAGCCAAAGAAGGATACAGTAGAATATACCGTATTCCTACGCTTTGGTGTAGCAGTTGAAGAAACTGATGCAGTAGCATTCATGCAAGACTAATTATAGTCAATTTTGGAGGGGAGGCATTAATTTGTCTCCCCTTCATCTATTTATGAATGATATAATAATATAGATGTATTATGAAAAAAGTTGAAAAAGATTTAATTTGTTTGTTTGTAGAAAATGCAAGCGTTTATGAAAAAAGTCTTGGCAGACTTACTAAAGGCTATAATATTGTAAGTAAAAAAGATGCTGATATCTGGGTTAGCAAATTCCCCAAAATTAGAGTCACATCCCCAGAGGAGGTAGCCGAAGTTTTCGGTGTTAAATAATGGAAGTTTTAAGAATTAATGGGAGTATCCCAACAGTCTCTTTTTCTGATCTTGTCCCAAGTGGACTTTATACCATTGAGTATTCAGATATTTTATCAGATGTAGTAGTTTCAGCAAGTGCTACTGCAAACGGATCTGGAGAAGTTTCCTTCCTACTTGACGAAAAGTACGCATCTTATGACGCAGTTTTAGATGCAACTGTTTATGATTATCTAGACGAAGTTGTTATTACTACAAATATTGATGTTATTAGACCATATACAAATATATCTACCCTTGCCACTGATTTAAATAAAACCACTGCCCAAGTAAAAGAAATGGAAAGAATTGCAAGATATATTATTGATTCAGAAGTTTCTCAAGGATTTGCATATGTTAGAAAAGAAAAAGAGATTGTTGGAAATGGATCTGACTATCTAGTAGTCAATGAAAAGATTAACAAACTTTACAAGGTATATGAAAATGGAACCCTTTTATATGATTCAACATCAGATACTAATGAATTAACCTTTACAATTAGCAAGGATAAGACTTCGATAGTTCCATTACACGAAGAAAGTAATAAGACCGAGTACCCACAAGTATGGAGAGATAGATACCTATCTAGAGCCTTTTCTGACGGATATGATTATGTGATTGATGCAGACTTTGGATACAAGGTAGTACCTCAAGATATTCAAGAAGCTACAAGACTTTTATGCTCAGACATCTCAAGCGATAATATGAAATATCTTAATAAGTATATTGAGTCCTTTGACAATGATGACTTCAAGATTAAGTTTGCAAAGAACTTTAATGCTTCCACTGGAAACCTTGTTGTTGATAGGATTTTAACAAAGTATAAGAATAATATTCGTATCGGGGTGTTATAAATGCTTTTTAATTCAGCCTTTGACGATATTTTTTATCCAATGACTGCAGATATCTATCATGCAGTAGAAACTCAATCAGAGTATGGAAATATAACTAGAACTTGGCAATTTGATAGAACTGTTAACTGTTCAGCAATTAGTGCAATTTCGGGGGTACTAGATGGAGAACTTAAAGTAAAAGATAAGTCATTTGATTACAACTCTTCATTATTCTTTAGAACAAACGAGGACATTAGAAAAAACTCTTCTGGAAAATACTATCCAATAACTGCAACTGCTGTTACTAATATGAGAGATCCAAATGGGGATCCAGTTTGGATTAATACTGAAAATCTTAAGACAAAAGCTGAGACAGTAAAAACAAAGTATGAAGTTAAAACAATTATTCCAAGTTTTGATATGTTCCATAATATTGGAATGTATAGAGTATTCTTAACCCGTTCAGCAAATCAAAAGTGGGATATGCCAGAATGATAACAGCAAGAGTTAAGGCTAATGATGTGATTAAAATGTTGAAAAATTCTGTAGAATATTCTTCAGCTTTTGCTTCAGAATTAAATAAAAGCAAAGGTATTTTAAATCAAAAACTTGGAGTAGGCTCTATTGAAGCATTTTATGATTACTTAGATGGTCTTGCAAGATCTCATCCAGGAATGCTTCACCACGTTTATGAATGGGGGCAGGTTGGAGATCCATTTGGAAGACTTTATGATTTAAGTCTTTCAGTAAATAATACTTCTGCAGTTATTGGTGCAGAATTCTTACAATCAAGAGTTCCTTCACCAACATCAACTGAGCCATTTTATGACAAGGCTTTAGTAATGGAAGAAGGCGGAACTATTGTAATTAATGAAGTTGAAGCCAAGGCATTGTTTTTTGAAATTGACGGAGAAGAATTTTTTAGAAGTGGACCAATTATTATTTCTAATCCTGGAGGAGAAGGCGTTAGAGGTTCTTTCGTAAATGCCTTTAATGAATTTTATGGATATTATTTCTCTCAAGTTTATTTAGATTCAATAAAATTTTATAAATATTTTTCAAATCCAAAAGCTTATGAAAAATACTTTGCTTCAGCCGTTAAAGGTGGAGCTTCTGCATCTAAAGGTAGAAAAGCTGCACTATCATGGATTATGAATGCACCAGGAGGAAACAGTGGTTTATAGACCAGAAAATATTATCAACCTTTATGTTTGGGAACAGTTTAAAACTTATGCCCCAGCATTTTACAACCTATACGGTCCAACATCTGGAGGACCAGACATAGTTCCCTTTTTCCCTGCACCAGCAAACAATCTTCCAACTGCAGTCCTTGACAATGATTTGCCATATATTATGTTTGATAAGTTTAGCAGAGTACGCTCAGGCTATAAATATTTTTACCCTATCAAGACTGACCAAATGAGATATACAGTCGTTGGTGGCTCGCTGTACGACATTAACAGGAACCAGCAGGATAGGTATGCAACAACAATAAATCTTACAAGTCTTATTCAAAGCATTTTAGATAGGGAAGACGATGCGGCAAAGGATATTAATGAATTTACCAAAACTTTGCCAGATTATAATGATGCTAATTACCCAGAACTAAACAAATATTACTTCCATTGTGTAAATGTATACCAGTCTGGATTTACAGATACACAACAAGATGTCTCTAATTTTATGGAATATAACCCTACAAGAGACCTTATTATCAAATATGACTATCATTCTAAACAATTTAATGAATGATAAAAACTAGGGTTATAATTAACTTAGGAAACGCCAATCTCCCCATAAATTTTAAGACTAAAAAGAGGTGAAAAAAATATGGCAACTCGTGGAAATTCCAATCAAATTATCGTTGGTGCAGCCCAAATCTTCGTTTCGAAGCAGGGTCCACTAGAATACAGCACTGCTCAAGATGTTTACGCATTTAACAGTGGTAGCGTTTCTGGATATCCTTCAATCAGTGCGTCTGGAGCTTATGCAGATAAGCTTGAAGCAGATAGCGCAAACTGGAGAAATGTAGGCTACACAATGAATGGTCTAGAAGTACAGTTCCAACCAGATTTCGGTGAAGTTCAGGTAGATCAGCTTCTTGACGTTGCAAAGCTTTACAAGCAAGGTATGCAGGTTAGCATGGTTACAGCATTCGCTGAAGCCACACTTGAAAACCTTCTTGTTTCTATTGCAGGAGCAACGAATACTTATGATGCAACTGCTGCAACAATCAATAGCTCAGGCAGACTAACTGCTGGAGAAATTGAACTTGAAATGACAGCTGGTGAACTAGGTGACGTTCCTGTGGAACGTGCACTCATCGCAGTCGGTCCAGGTTCTGGTGATCCTGCAGCAACTGGTACAGCAAAGGTAGAGCGTGTTTATGTAGGAAATCGTGTTCTCTCAATTGAGAACGTAACTGTTTCTGCAAAGCGTGACGAACCTTCTATGTATGAAGTTACATTCCGTTTGCTTCCAGCATCCAATGGTTCCTATGGTAAGATCGTTGATCGTGTCGTTGGTAACTAATAATTAAATAAAAGACTTTGCCCACCCCATAAAAAGGGTGGGCATTGTTTGTTTAATAAGCCTTTTATGATATAATTGAATATATTCTATAGGAGGAATAAATGGCAACAAGTATTTACGAAGTTGTAGAAGTAGAACTATTAGATGGTTCTACTATTTCTATGAAACCACTTAAGATTTCTTTATTGAGAGATTTTATGAAAGAGTTTCAAAAGATTAGTGATCCAAAAATTGCAGAAGATAATATCAAATCAATGGATCTATTGTTAAACTGTGCTGTTATTGCAATGAAGCAATACAATGCAGAATTAGCAACTAAGGAGCTGTTAGAAGATATAATGGATCTTCCAACTGTGTACAAGGTAATTGAAGTGGCTGCAGGGATTCAGTTAAATGACCCAAACGCACTAACAGCGGCTCTAGTTGGGACGAACTAGATCTTGCTGAGATAGAATCAAGAGTATTTCTTCTGGGATTCTGGAAGAATTATTCTGAAATGGAAGAAAGCATATCAATGCCTGAACTAGTAGCAATACTAGAAGCTAAAAATAAAGAAGATTACGAAAGTAAGAAATTTATGGCAGCACTTCAGGGAGTGAATCTTGATTCTGGTTCGTCTGAAAATAAATGGGAAGAGATGAAGGCTAGAGTTTATAGCAATGGTTCTACATCAAATCCTAATGATATTCTTGCATTACAAGGTGCTGCAGCCAAGAGAGCTGGTTTTGGCATTGGAGAAGGCTTGGAATATGAGGTGGTTACAACATAATGGCTGAAATTGCAAAAGGCATAATTGACATTGAGATCAATACAGGATCTGCTTCGTCTGAGCTCAAACTTCTTCTAGCACAAATAAATGCTTTTCAATTAGCTCTAAACAAAGGCAATGCAGACCAAGCAGCATTTTCTGCAAAGTTTTCAAAAGCACTTCAACAAGCAATAAATCAAACTGGAAGTTTTACAGCAGAAACCATAAGACTTCAAACTGCTGCTGCGACTCTAGATAAAACTTTGACCAAGGGAAAAATCTCCCTGGGTCAATTTTTTAGTGCAAAATATAATAAAAATAGTGCTATTGCAGCAGAAACTATGGCACTTGCTTCAGAACGTGCAAGAAGGCTTCAAACACAATTTATAGCAACATCTGCTGCTGCAAATGGATTTCAAGATGCTTTAGCAGTTAGACCTCTTGCTGCATTTTCTACTGAGGCTGCCATTGCTGGACAAAAAGCACAAATTATGTCTTCAATGTTTAAGCAAGGAACTACACAGTTAATTAACTTTGGTAAAAATGTTCAATGGGCTGGTCGTCAGCTTATGGTTGGTTTTACAGTACCACTTACAATTTTTGGTGCAGTAGCTGGAAAAACTTTTATGGAATTAGAAAAACAAGTTGTTGGATTTAAAAAGGTGTATGGAGATTTATTTACTACTCCAGCAGAATTAAATCAAAATCTTGAGGCAGTAAAAGGTCTTGCTGCAGAATATACAAAATATGGTATTGCAGTAAAAGATACTATTGGTCTTGCTGCTCAAGCTGCTGCTGCTGGCAGACAGGGTACAGAACTTACTGACTCAGTTACTCAAGCAACAAGACTTGCAACACTTGGTCAAATGGATCAAAATGCAGCACTAGAAACTACAATATCTTTACAGTCTGCATTTAGATTATCAGGACAAGACCTTGCAGACACTATTAACTTTTTAAATATGGTTGAAAACCAAACAGTCGTTTCCTTGCAAGATATCTCTGCAGCAATTCCTCGTGTTGCACCAGTTATTCAAGGTCTTGGTGGAGACGTAAAAGATCTTACAGTATTCCTTGCAGCAATGCAAGAAGGTGGAGTTGATGCAGCAGAAGGTGCTAACGCATTAAAGTCTGGTCTTGCTTCTTTGATTAACCCAACAAAGCAAGCTACAGCAATGCTTTCTGGAATGGGTATAAATCTTCAATCTATTATTGAGGCAAATAAGGGAGACCTTATGGGTACTGTTCAATCTTTTGCACAGGCTCTAGCAACACTTGATCAATTTTCAAGACAGCAAGCTCTTGAACAAGTATTTGGAAAATTCCAATATGCAAAACTTGGAGCATTGTTTGAAAATATTTCTAGAGAAGGATCTCAAGCTCAACAAGTTATTGCAACATTAGGATATAGTACAGAACAACTTGCTGCAACAGCAGACAAAGAATTAAAAACTATTGAAGAATCTTTTGGTGTGCAATTAACAGGGGCAATAGAAAGATTTAAATTAGCAATTGCTCCTATTGGAGAAATATTTGTTAAATTAGCAATTCCACTTGTTAATCTTGCTACAAAAATTGCAGAAGCTTTTAATGGATTATCAGATGGTCAAAAGAAATTTGCTGCTATCGGTGCAGTTATAGTTGGCATTGTTGTTCCAGCAGTAACAATGCTAACTGGTTTATTTTTAAACCTTATTGGAACCCTTGCAAAAATGGGACAAGGAATATCTTTATTTGGAATGGGATTAATAAAAGGTGGTCCATTAGGTGCAATTAAAGCAGTTACACAAAGTGCAAAATATTTAAGTCTTGCAGAAATGGATGCAGCAATGGCTGCTCAACAACTCATAGGTCCAACTCAAGCATTAAATACAACTCTCATTAACCAAGCAATGGCTGGAAATACTGCCGCTGCTTCAATTGGAAATCTAACAAAAGCATATGCTGCAATGATTGCCACTCAAGCTGGTGCAACTAGAAGCTTCCCTGGAGTTTTTGGTACTGCTGGAGCTGCTGGAGTATCTGCAAAAACTAGCCAGGTTGTAGTAAGAGGATTACAAAGAAGAAATTCTGGTGGACCAATATTTATGTCAGATGGAACAACCGTCCCAGGTATGGGAAATACTGACACAGTTCCAGCAATGCTTACACCAGGGGAATTTGTTGTAAATAAAGAAGCAACTAAAAACAATCTTGGACTATTACACTCTATCAATGATAGCAAGAGTCCTCAAGGATTAAATTCTGGTGGAAAAGCAAAAGGTATGCAATATTTTGCTAAAAATAATAGACAAAGAGTTGTAAAAAAAGCACTTGATGAATTATTTAATATGCGAGGTGGTTTTGGAGGACTAACTTTTAAACAAGTTTTAGGACAATCATCAAAAAGAATGTCAATACCTGGAAATTTTAAAGTAAGAGGTTTGTCAGGAAGAAATTCACAAGTAGAATCTAGTGTATTGCCTATTTCATCACCCCAAGAGTTAGCTGAAGCCTTTGCTGGAAGAGAAAAATCTAGATTGTTAGAAACGTTTGGAATATCAGTTGGAATTTTACCAGCAAGATTAAACAAATTATTAAGTAGTGGTACTAATGGGGCAAATGCACAAGATGTTAAAAAATTTATAGAAATTGCAGGAGATGATTTCTTAGAACCATTTAGAAAAGCCTATGTTGATAGTAATGGTCCAGGAATTCTTGATACTAGTAAAATTACAGGAAGTTTAATAGAAAAGTTAGGCAACCTAAAACCTGGAGAAAAAATTAATGATAATACATTTAGAAGACTTCTTGATCAATCTATTGGAGATTCCGAAAAATTAGCACATGTTGTAAAAATGAGAACAGATTCTTCTAATACTGGAATGGGAAGAATAACTGGTGTTGCAAAAAATACAAGAAAAAGAGCTGAAAGTCTTGGCATTGAAGTTCCAGTAAATGAAAAAGGAAAAGTAACTGCTTCAGCAGCCAGTAACGCTTTAATTAGAGCTTTAGAAGATGACCTTTCTATAAACCTTGGTCGTCCCGTTACAGTTACTAAACAGCTTGATGCTAATAGAAACCCAGTTGTACAGGCTACAAAGCCAGTTTATGAGGTTAAAGATAGAGTTACTGGAGAATCTCTTTTAAGGTTTAAGAGTGGCGACACTTTCTCTTTGAACAGTGTTCCAGCATACTCTGAGTCAAAATCATATTCAAGTTATAGAAGTACGCAGCAAGAAGAAAATATAACAAGTAGAATACAAGAGGCTCTTAAATCCAAGGATATTACTCAAGAACAGTATGATCTTTTTACAGAACAAGGATTCAATCTTTCACACATGAACTCTGGTGGACAAGTTCCAGGATACAATGCTGGAGCACTTATTGGAAAATCTCTTAGAAGAAGAGTAAGACCTGGAAAAGAAGAAAGACTTGCCCAACAAAGTGCTCTTCATAATTTTGCCTTTGATTCTAGAAATGTAAGAGGAACTCCAGAAATGGATACTATTTTAGGAATGATGAATCCTCTTACTCAAAAAACTAGGGCAACTAGAGGAACTGTTTTAGGATCAACGAGGAATAAAGAGTTACCATATGCACAGCAAAAGAAAATTGTTTCTGCAATTAAAGAAGGAAGATATGAAGACCTATTTGGAATGAAATTAAATTTCAAGGGTGGAGCAGGATCTTATACAACTAAAAGAGATTTAGATTTTTCACCATTTATTGGAGATCTTAGCAATCCAACTTTAAAAGATTTTTCATATGGCTTTATGGGGTTGGACACTCAAAAGAAAGATATTAGCAAATTAAGAAAAATAATGAAGACCCCTAAGATTAAAAAACTTACTCCTGGAACTGCAGAATATGCAAGAGAACTTGCAATGGCTGGATGGAGTCCTGCCCGTTCCTTTAGACCTGGACCTAATCCCACTATTGGTAGCGATTGGACCTTTGAACAAGTTCTTGCAAATAAAACAAGAGAGTACAACAATGCTAAAAAACGTTTAAATAAAACTTTTCCAGATAAAAAAATTCAACAATTATTTATTGATGAAATGGTTGGATCTGGAGTCCTTGCTCTTGATGTGCAAAAAGCGTCATATAAACACCCTGTAATGTCTGATAGAAACAATAGAGTAAAAAGGCTTCGTGCAAAAGAGCATGAATTACTTGTTGGAAATAGAACTTCTGAAATAACTGGAGTAGCAAGTGATTTAAGAACTAAATTACCATCTTTAATTACTAAATCTGGAGCACAAGGATATAATAAGGGTGGAATGATTCCAGGTACGCAATATCTAAATGCTGGGTCACAAGTTCTTAAACTTTTACAAAATCAAAAACAATTTGGTTTTATGAGCAATCCTTCAAATCCGTTTACTTTTGAATCAGCTTTTTTGACTGGGGCTAAAGGAGATAACCCAGTTGGAACCTGGGCAAGAACTCTTGGAACCCCTAAAGATTCTAAAGCTACACTAGAGTACTTATTTTCTAATGATGAAACAAAATCTACCGTTCTTCCTATGATTGGAGCAATGCTTGTAAATGCTAGGTCAAAAGGTGCTAGTGGTCTTTCGCCATCTGCAAATCTTTCAGCAGACAGCTCTTCTTTAGTTAAAAAACTACAAGATAGAGGAATTTTAGGAAGAGAATACTCAAGTGAAATAACAAATGCATTTGACAAGGCAGATGCAGGTTCTCAAGTTGCCAAAGCTGTACGCAGTGTTACAGGTTCAATGGATGCAGGAGTGTCAACTGGAAACTATCACGCTCTTTTGCCAAAAGATATAGACACCTTTGGAGAAATTGCAAGAATGCTTTTAAGAAGCAAGGGTAAAGAAAATATTTCACAAGAAGAAGCCACTATGATAATGAATGAAATTATTAAACGTGGAACATTAGATGATTTCTTAAAATCAGAAGCTGGCTTTAAAAATTTGCTTTTAAATTCTGGAAACATTGTTCCTGGAATGGGCAATACAGATACTGTTCCAGCAATGCTAACCCCTGGAGAATTTGTTGTTAATAAGGAAGCTACTAAAAATAATTTGGGACTTCTTCATCAAATAAATGGGTCTCAAGCAATGAATAATGGTGGTGTTGCTGGAGGAGTTCAGTATTTTGCTGAAAAAAATAAACAAAGAGTTGTTCAATATTTTTCTCCAAAAACTTCAAAAGGAGCAGATGGAAGTCCAGGACAAAAGGGTGGAACAGCAGTTAAAAGAGCAGGACTTGCAGGATCAGCTGGAAGTATTGTTGGTGGTGTTGGAGGATTTATGTTAGCAGAAAAAATGGGAATTGATAGCATGGCTGGTCAATTTGCTGTGTCTATAGCTGCTGGAATAGCAGCACAAAAAGCACTTGCTGGTGCAACACTTTTGCTTACAAGATCTACAAAAGCGGCAGGAGCTAAAGATGCGCTTTATCCAGTGCTATCAAGACTAGGTCCTAGAGCATTAAAGATGGCAGGACCAATTACTGGAGCAACGTTAGCATTTACTGCACTTGGATTTGCTGCTTATGCTTTAAGTAAAAAAATAAAAGATGCAGAAAAATCTGGAGCAAAATTTTCAAAAGCAATGTATGGAAGCTCAGAAACTATAAAGCAAATTGGAGATGTTTTTGGAAGAGAATCTTTTGCTGCAACAGCTAGAAGAGCCTCTGCTGAAAAGGTAATTGGAAAAAATTCAGAAGAGGCTGCTGCAGAATCTAGCAAATTTATGCAAGGAGATGTTGGTAAAAAACTTCTTGAAGATATTAAGTTAGTTAAAGAAGAAGGCGGAATTGCTATGGATGCCTTAACTAATCAACTTTCTTCTGGAATTTTAGCAGGGGTTCTAACTCAAGAAGAGGCAAAGGCAATTGCAACAGATATAGGTGTAGCTTTAAATGATAGAACAATTGCAATAACAGTTTCTGGACAATTAAATAAATTAATGGGTCCAGATGGTAAAGATTTATTAAAAAATGTTTCTTCTATAACTGCAAAAATTTCTCCAGAATTTGATGCATCAGTTTTAAGACAACAGGCACAAAAGGCTTTAGAAGATAAAGTTGGTAGTAATGGAATAGGTGGAATAATATCTTCATTTTTTGTTAATGAAAAAGATTTTACTAGAAACTTTATGCTTCAATCAATTTCTGAAAGAAATCTTCAAGCTTATACAAATGAATCTCAAGCAAGAGAGCTTTTAAATTTAGCATATCAAGAAGGAGCAATAACTCTTGAAGAATTAATTAAAAAACAAAAAGAGCTTTTAGAGGTTTCAAAAAATCAACAGGCAGAGTCAGACAAGGCAAGGGCTGCAGCTCTTGGGTATAATACTATGCAAGAGGCTGCTGCTGCAGGTAAGCAAACGTTTAATGCTGGAAGAGGTCTTCAAATGTCCTCTGATCCAGCTGCTTTAAAGGCTATTAATGAGCAAAAAGATTTAGTAAAAAAGATGTTTGAAGAAGAGCTTGAGTACTCAGATAAAGCAACAAATAAAATGATGCTAGACCTTCAAAAACTTTCTAAAGTTGATATGGGAATTTATACAGATCTTTTAAATGGTACTGTTGACCCAATAAATATTCCAATTCTTACAAGACTAAGTGGAGATTTAGATCAAGAAGGAATTGACAAGCTTGAAGAAAAATTGTTAATCTTAGAAAATATGCCAAACATTGATAAAGTAATTGATTTTCAAATGGATGGGGTAGAAGAAGTCAATGCTGCGTATGATTTGTATTTAGAAGTAGAAAAAGCAGATAGTGTTGAAAAAAGAATATCAATATTATATGAACAGTCTGGACTTGAAATGACAAAGGATCAGTATAATCAATTTTCAGGACTTCCAGATGTTCAGCAAAAAATGTTTGTTGTAGAATATGTAACAAGAAAAACAGAACTTAATGCAAAAATATCAGTTGAAGTGGATGAAAAAGGTGGAAAAGCAAGTTTGGCAAGAATAGGTATTTTAAATAAAAAGGTTCAGTCATTGTTTTCAGAAGTTCTTGGTCCAATTGCAGACACCGTTTCAACTACTGATAAAATTGGAGATAGTGCAACAGGAGATAAAGCTAAAAAAGAAGAAGACAAGCTTAAGAAATTAAAAGATATGCTTATGGAAAGATTTAAACTTCAAGAAATGCTTATTGATAAAGAAGCAGAAGGATCTAATAATAGAATTAAGCAATTAAATAGAGAAATTGAATTAGAACAAAGAGAAGTTAGTTTAAGACAAAAGGCTCTAGAAGATCTTGCTAAAAAAGAAAATGCTGTTAACGATGCTTATAACTTAAGAGTAGACGCTCTAGACAAAGTTTCAGAATCAAATTCAAGAATTGGAGAACAAGAAAGATCTAGAATTGGTCTAGCTTCTGCCCTTGCCTCTGGAGACATTGCAGCAGCAGCAAGTATCTCTAGTGAAATGCAACAGCAGTCTGCACAATATCAAATTGAAGATGCTAAAGCAGCACTTGAAAAACAAAGACAGGTAGATTTAGATGCACTAACAGTTTCTATAAATGGAAAACTAGTGACAAGAAAGGGTATTGAATCTGAAATAGAAAAAATTCAAGGTGGAATTTATGATAAGGGAATTGAAATTCAAGGTATACAAGATACTTTAATAGGATTTGAACAAAGAAAGCTAGACATTGCAAAAGAGCGTGAAAAAGTAGAAACAAGAATGTATTTAATAGCTCAAAGACAAGCTATTTTAGATTTGACAAAGAATAAGAAAAAACTTACAAAAGAAGATCAAGCAGCACTTGCAAGCTACACTTCTTCTTTTAATAGTGTTAGAGAGATGTACAATACAGCAAATCCTGGAGAAAAAGTAGATAAGTTAAATTATGGTGGATCGGTAGCAAGAATGGCAAATGGTGGAATTGCCTACAAGGGTTCTACAGAACCCCCTCCAGCACTAAGGATGGGTACTGCTGGATCAGTTCCTGGAATAGGTATGACAGATAAAGTCAATGCTTTATTAACTCCTGGAGAGTTTGTTATTAGAAAATCAGTAGCAGATAAAAATAGAGGATTTCTAGAATCTTTAAATAGTCAAGTATTCCCTGGTATGGGTAGAAAAGAATCTGTTCCAACAAATAATTTCTTAGATGGAATAGGGTCTCCAAGATATTCTATACCAGAGCAAAATGTAGGAAATATTCCTGTAAATAATGTTTCATCACAGTCTTCTAACATGTATAATAATACATATAGCGTAAATGTAAATGTATCTGGAACAAATGCATCACCAGATGATATTGCAAATGTAGTTATGGCAAAACTTTCGAATCAAAATAGAGGAAATTTAAGGAGTAGTAGATACTAATGGTTAGTAGTGCATACCTTTCTGGTAGAAAAAAATATACAAGACCACAGGCAATTATTTTCTCCAACAATCCTGGAGTATTTAATGCTTTAACTGGTGATAGAACTATTGATGGAGTAGAAGGAGAAGACTTTATAGTCCTATCTGATCACAATAGAAGTGATATATCTTTTAAAACAAATAGATTAGAAAACAGAAAAAGAATGGTAAATGGTCATATGCGTTCTTATCATATTGCAGATAAAATGAATCTTTCTTTTTCTTATAACTTGCTGCCATCTAGATCCTTTAGTGGAGATCAGTCTTTTAGTTCAAGTGGTCAATATTTAAATAATTTAATTGAGTATACCGTTGACGGTGGAGCAGGTGGAGCAGAGCTCCTAGAATGGTACGACACTAATCCTGGATCTTTTTATGTTTTTATATCTTACGATAAGCCACAAAGTTTTTCTGTAGATCCAGAAAATCCTCAAGAATATTACAACAAATTAGATAAGTATTCAGATGAATTAGAAGTATTTTTCTCAGACTTTAGTTATAATGTGATTAAAAGAGGCGGAGCTAACCACGACCTTTGGGATATTTCTATTTCTCTTGAGGAAGTATAATGTTTTTAGATGCAGACTTAATAGATCACGTTCAAACTAAAAACAGTATATCCATAGACTCTTTGGTTATTGCTGAAATAAATCAAAACGATTTATCAAACCTAGATGATTTTGGAAACTATAGATTTAGACCAGATAGTGCAAGTGTTGTTTATAGAACACTCTACCCGTCTTATGATTTTCAAGATAGTGCAAGTGCTTATATAAATGCCCTAGAATCTAATTATATATCTGAGTACAAAACAGAAAATCCCAACGAGCCTCTTACATTTAGTACAAGAGAAACAAATAGAGAGTTATATTTTTCACTAAAAGATTGTATAAAGCCTTTTAGACCAAGATCTGGAATTAATAAAATTGTTTACTTTGGAACAGAGAACATTGATAATGAACAATTTGTTGACAGCATAAGATCTGGATCAAGACCAAGGTACTACTTTTGTTCTAGATTTGATAAGTTTAAATACTGGAATTCTTTTAGAAAAGAAAATGGTCAAGATTTTGGAATATCAAGTACAAGTCCTACATTCTTTACCTCTGCAGATCCTTCTTATAAGATAGAAGATTGTGCTCCATTTTTTACTTACAAAAATGAAGTTGCCACAAATAGAATAGTTGTAAAAGTGCAAACTAATTTAGGAGACCCCTCAGGTCGTGGCATGAGTGGTGAAAGACTTGTTCAAAGCAACATTAGGAAAAATAATAAGTCTATACCAGATCCCTTAGAAAATGTACAAAAATCTTCTGTTCCAAAAAGATGGAAGATTCAATATCTTGATTCATCAAATACATGGAACGATGCAATATCTTTTAATGAAAACTCTATAAGAAAAAATGGATCTAGAATTGTTGATTGGCACGGTCATGTAGAAATATATTATGGCATAAAAATACCAGAAATGTTTAAACAAAGTTTTCATCTTTATCAAAGTTTACAAAATGTTAATCAGCTTCCAGATTTAGCAAGAGAAGGAGACGCTTACTTGATTGGCAGCTCAACAACAAATCCAGGAACTCTTTATGTATACAGTCAAGAAGAGGAAGAATTTTTAACTTTTGATGCAGAGTATGGTTTTTCTTTACTAGAAGATGATGATACAAAAAGAGTTGGACTAATTAAAAAAGTTTCAAATCCAGATTATTTTAATGTAGAAGGGGTAACTACATATAGAGACTTTATTTTTATAAAAGGAATAAGAGTTGTTGTAGAAACAATGTATGCTCCAAATAAAACTTTTGATTTAATTGAAGTATCTCCAAGATTAAAGATTGATATAACAGACTATGTTTTAGATTATGATATTAGTAAAAATATTATGGCAACAGATTTTGGTCTCCCAGTTGGTGGTCTAGTAGCATCTACTGGAGTAATTAATTTATCAAATCATGATGCAGTATTTACAGAGCTTAATACATTTAATCCTGCTACCAAAACAGGAAGTATTGTTGCAAACAATCTTAAGCCACAAATTAAATTTGACTTTTATGAATCAGTATTAGATGTTAATGGGTTTGATAAATTTATTCCATTAAAAACATTCTTTTCAGAAAATGCTGCAGTTGCAACTAGTGGTCTAGAAGATGTATCTTTAACTTTAAGAGATGCTTACTTTATTTTAGAATCAAACAAAGCTACTCCAATATTTTTACAAAACTGTACGCTAACTATGGCTGTGGCACTCCTTCTAGATAGTATTGGTTTTAGTAACTATGTCTTTAAAAATATTAACACTGCAAATGATCCAGTTATTCCATTTTTCTTTGTAGAGCCAGACGTATCGGTTGCAGAAGTATTACAAAGAATTGCAAAATCAACTCAAACTGCAATGTTCTTTGATGAATATAATAATTTTGTAGTTATGCCAAAAGAATATTTGATGCCTGAAATTTCTGTAAGAAATGATAATCCATCTATATCTGAAAGACTTATAACTTTATACGGACAAAAAACTGGAAATGTAGTTCCAAACATTGAAACAATTTCTGGATTTGAAACAAAAATATTAAATGACGGTCAAATAAACTATACTACTAGATATATTCAAAGAGAGGTTTCAAGACTAGAACAGGCAAGTTTAAGTTTGAGTGAAAGAACCTATGGATACAAGAGTGCAGTACTTTGGGAGCTTGGAAACCAGCAAGAGTCAAGAACCATAAATCAGCCAACTGCACAAGTTGGATACGCTCTTGGTGCTGTTCCTCTTAACACCAATCTTGGTAGTGCTGCTCCTTTTGTAGAAAACTATCAAATTAAAAATAACACAATAGATGTTGGAGAAAGTGCCTTTTGGCTACCAAAATTCCAGGGTTATTTATATGCAAATGGAGAAATTATAAGATACGATGCACAACAATTTATAGTAGACTCTCCATCTGCTTCTGCTACAAATGGAATTGTTTGGATTACAAATAACAACGAGTATCAAAAATATTTTTCTACCCTTAGATTTAATGGAAAAATGACACTTACTGGACTTCTTAGAATTTATACTGAGCCTTTTTATGAAAATGCAAGTGGTTCAAACTTTGAAGAGCTAGAAGAAAATGTTAGATACAAAAATGGAGAAGTAAAATCTCATGGAAGAGGTCAATTTGGAACATCCATTGTAAGCCACTTTGCAGGATTAAACAGCTACTGGTCAAACATTAATAATAGAAAATCATTTAGAATGGATTCTACAAATATTTTTAGCTCTACTCCAACAGAGTTTTTAACATCTTTACCAGTCTCTTCTACCCCAGCCTTATCCCCACTTGGAAATGATAGTCAGTCTAAATTAAACTCAAGTGTAAATTCTAGAATAGCTAACTTCATGAAGCAGTCAACAAGGTCAGAAGGATTTTCTAGCTACTCTGCTTTAAATAGTGAAGGTCAGCAGAATACTGCTGGAATTCAATCTTCTGCATTAATTTTAAATGGACCTTATCCAGTAACACAACCTATTGCTCCCGATGCAAATTTAAATTCAAGCGAAGCAAGAGACTTGGTAACTTATGTTCATAAAGACCTAGATTCTGACTACACTCATGTTGGCACTAGGCTAAGAATTCTTGGGAAAAAAAATAATGATAAAAAACAAAGTTCTTTAAATTCAATAGAGCTGTTTGACGTTAATAAGTCTGTTGGAAACTTAAACTTGGTAAAGATTTCTGGAGGTGCTGGAGGAATTGGGTATATGACAGATCCTAGCACAAACTCTGGATATTATCTTGAAATAGCATCTTTGTCTGAAGACATACTTTCATTTTATGGTTCAACTGGAGTAAGTGCCAGTATTTCTGGAGCAGTTGATATTGATACAGTAATTGAAAATATTATTTTTTACAAGGTTGAAAGAACTCCTTATGAATCACAGATTGCTGGAAAACAAAATATAGCAGTCCCTAGAAAGCTATTTGGAAGTCTTGCAAGAATTCTTGTAGATGAAGGAAAGTTTTTAGGGTCTGATAGATTAACTTCTCAAGAAATACCAGTTTATGACTTATCACTAGATGCAAAAATATTTAAAGATGGACAAAGAATTTCTAAAATAAAATTTTCTATATATTTAAATAACACTTTTATTGGATCAGTTACTGATGAAAATCCTTTGCAAATGCCAGAATCTGGTCTTAAAACTTGTTTGTTTACAAGAGGATCAACTAGAATGATGTTTGAAAACATATATGCTATAAAAAATTCAGCACAGGTTGGAGCCTCTATACCTCAAAGAATTAATGAAGGAGTCTCTGCTGAATCTTTAAGAAAATACTCTTTACCATTAGCAATTCAAAGAACGTATATTTCTTCGATAAACACAGAATCAAAACCAACGGTAGAATTTTATTTTGAAGAGTTTGGAACAATTCTAAGAGAGTGTGCGTACTTTAATATAAAATATGATCAAGCATATCCAGCATTAGTTGCAAAGCTTGTACCATCGTTTACTGCAGAAAAGTCTTATGAAGTTTCTGGATTTTTAGCAGGATCTTATGGGGCAGAGTTTTTATTATTTAATACAACAGATAAAGCAATTAACCTAAGTGAAAATTCTACTAATAGAATCATGATTCAAGGAATTACTTTTACTCAAAATATTTCTAACGTTCTTACAGTAGATGATTATTTTAAAGAGCTGTCAAACTATTCAGATCCAGTTATTCCTAGTAGCGGCTTAATTGTTTCCCCTGGAAGATCTGAAAAAACTTATGACAATATTAAAAATAGTAGAACAACCTATGGAAATAAATCATTCTCTATTGACTCAGTTTATATTCAAAATGAAGACTCAGCAAAAGATATTATGAAGTGGGTTCTTGATAAAACAATTAGACCAAGAAAAGTTTTTGAATTTAATACTTTTGGAACCGCACATATACAACTTGGGGACATTGTAAATATTGATTTTGATTTACCAGAGGGTGTAAAATTAGTAGATAATACTAAAAAGTTTGTTGTAATATCTGCACAGTATGGAAGGTCTTCTTCAACTGTTAAGAGTCAATTAAGGGTTATGGAGGTATAACAAATGGCTAAAAAAAAGGACAAAGAAGCTGGTCAATTAGCTAAGGTTATAGCTGCTGCTGCAAAAACAGAAGGAATTAGTAAACAAGAATTAAAATTTGTTAAAGACCTACAATCCGCTGCAAAAAAGGGTGGGAATGTAACAAAAAAAGAGTTAGCAGTAATTAAAAAAGAAGTTTCAAAACAATCAAAAGATAAGAACAATACTGTTGCAAAATCAGCAAAAGCTGATCCTGGAAAATATTTAAGAGACCAGGTAAAAAATATTTCATCCGCTGCAGAAGCTACTGCAATGCCACCAACCCCAGAACCAACACAAGAAGTTGTTACTGAAGAATCTGCCCCTGTAAGAATTGCAAAAAGAAACGTTACAGACATATCTTCTTTAGTACCACAGTTTAATGCAGAGCACATTACAAGAATTCTTTTTGAAAATCTTTCTGCAATAGAGCTTTCTAGAATTGAAAGAACTGATACAATTGAGGGCATTAATCAAAAATACTCAATCATATCTAATTTATCTGAAATAAGAAAAAAATATGATGCAACAAAGCAGCTTACCTCTATGGAAAAATCTTCTCCACTAACTTCTGTATTTTCTATTGACATTAAAAATAAAATACCTCAACAAGACTATTTAAGAATACAGGGTTTAGACTCTAAATACCAATACCTAGACCAAAATAATGAACTAGTTGAGCGTGAAAAAGGGTCTGTGTACATTGATTCAAATGGAGATTTAGTTATAGAGCTTATAAATGTTCAAAATGATCAGCAAGTAGAAATTGAAATAGACACAAATGGTACAATATATAAGGTGGAATCATGATTACAACAAATGGTAAAAATATTATAGCTAAATATCTTTTAAATCAAGCCCCAGAATTTGCAAGTCATATTGCAGTTGGTGTTGGAGGAAGGTCATACCCAACCTCTTCTTCTGCAACATTTTCTGCAAGTGTGCAGTCTTTAGATTTTGAAGTTGCAAGAGTCCCAGTTTTATCAAAAGGTCTTATAAAAGAATTTGATCAAGAAACAAATCAATACATTGAAAAAATTGTTTTTAAAGGAGAGTTGCCCTCTGAACAAAGATATGAAATTACCGAAATTGGAATTTATCCTGCAGCAAATAATTCGGTAGCTGGTAATTTTGATAGTAAGATTGTTTCAACTTTTTCTAATACTGAACCGTGGATATTTAGCAATAACGTAAACAATTCTGGAACTATTTTATATATTGCAAATGTTCCAATTGATTCTATAAATGTTGGAAATATTAAAATACAAGATCCTACATGGGAAGATTTTGTTTTTATAAATAGTAATTCTCCAATATTTCAATATTCAGAAAGACTAAATAGAGGGGAGTCTCCAAGGTACTTAGAAAGATCCTTGTCGGTTTCTGGAAGCACTTCGGTACTTTCTGGTTTTTCTGCAAGTTCCTCTGTAATTGACACATCTAGTAGTGCTTCTTATTATATTCAAAATAATGCAATTAACTTAAATTTAGGAAATAATTTGCCAACTGATGAAATAAAATTAGCTTTTTCAGTAGCAAGTTTAAGTAGATCAGGAGTAAACTCTTTTGCACCTAAATATGTAAAAATTAGATTAGAGTTTTTAAACAACGTAGGATCTTCTGCCCTAAAAGCTTTTACAAATATTACTGTTAAAGATAATGAAATAGATGAAGTAAGATACAAAGTTATTACAAAAAAAATATCAGACTTTACAGTAGATCCAGGGTTTTCTTGGGGTGCAATAAACTCTATAAAAATATATACCTGCACTCATGATAATGATAATGTTGTAACAGATAATTATTTTGTTCTTTATGACGGAATAAGGGTTGAAAATGTTTCTAGCTTTAATCCACTATACTCTTTAGTTGCTGCAGAACATATAAAAACTGTAGATGAAAACCCAATTTTAAAAAGAGAGAACTCAACAAGCTTTATAGAGTATAGATTTGGTCTAGGAGGATCTTAATGGCACAAGTAAGAATTCCTGTAGAGCAGTTGCCACCACCAGATAAAAATGGAGATCATGCATTTCAATTTAGAATTATTTCTATAGATAAAAACCAAAGATCAACCTGGTCTCAATTATATGTAGTAAAGAGTATAGGTCAGTACAGACCTTTAGAGTCAAATGTTGTTTCAGTTATATCTTCTAAAGATGTTGGATTAACTTGGGATACACCTATAATTTATAATAATTCTGCTTCACTTTCAAGTGCATCAATTTCGCATAATCATTCCCAAGATTTTAAACAGCATGACGCAGATATTTTTGTTCAATGGAACTCTGGATCAACTATGGCAGATTTTGAATATCATGCAAGAGTTAGTCAAGATACTACTAGTGTTTCAATTCCAATAAGTTCTTATAACAAAATTTCAGAATTAACTCCATTAGATTTAGAGACTTTTGATCAATACGGACAAATGTTATCTATCTCATCAGATGGAAATACTGCAATTATTGGAGCCTATCTTGGCTCAGCAAGTCCAACTCCCTATGGAGGTGTTGCATATGTATTTACTCGTTCTGGCACAACTTGGACACAGCAAGCAAAGCTTGCACCATCAGATAGAGCAGCATCCGATAATTTTGGTATCTCAGTATCTATATCAGAAGACGGAAATACAGTACTTATTGGTGCTACTGGAGAAGACACTTCTCCAAATAGCAGCAACGGTGCTGTATATGTATTTACTCGTTCTGGAACGACCTGGACACAGCAAGCAAAGCTTCTAGCATCTGATGCAGCATCGAGTGATACTTTTGGATTCTCATCATCTATTTCAGCGGATGGAAATACAGCTTTAATTGGAGCTTACCTTGAAGATACTTCTCCAAACACAAACAACGGTGCTGCATATGTATTTACTCGTTCTGGTACAACCTGGACACAGCAAGCAAAGCTTCTAGCATCTGATGCAGCATCAAATGATAATTTTGGTTTGTCAGTTGACATTTCATCAAATGGAAATACAGCTTTAATTGGAGCTCCATACGAAAGCACTTCTCCAAACACAAGCAACGGTGCTGTATATGTATTTACTCGTTCTGGTACAACTTGGACACAAAGACAAAAAATTGTGTCAGAAGATGCAACATCAAGTTATCTTTTTGGAGGAGTAGTTTCTATTTCTGGAGATGGATCAACTTTTGTAGCCAGCTCTTATAGCTCTAAAGACTTTGCTTATGTATATACACTAATTGGGGATACTTGGAGACAGCAAGCAAAGTTGTTCTCAAGTGAAAATCTTTTAGAGTATAATTTTGGAAGTGATCTTTCTATTTCATATGATGGAAATACTATTGCAGTTGGAGCTTTTGTAACTAATTCTGGAGGAGGTTTTTATTCATTAGGAATAGGTGCAACAGCTGGTCCAGTTTCTACAGAATCTGGAGGTTGTCATATATTTACAAGACTAAATTCAGATTGGACTCAAAAACTTAGAATCATAGATACTTCATTAAATAGTGAAAATTTTGGACGCACAGTTTCTATTTCAGGAGATGGAAAAACATTGCTTTTAGGAATTCCAACAACGGATGAAGTAAGCATTAATGGTAATGCTAACATTTATAATTTATCAAATGCAAATAAGTTTAGAGCAATAGGGGTTGTAGCCTTAAAAGATATTCCTAAAAAAAGAATTTTTGAAGAGGATGTAGACTATCAAACAAGACTTAATGAGTACTTAGGAATTTCTGGATCAGTGCAAGGTGTGTATGATTTATTTAAAATATTTGATACTGGAATTATTAATGTTTAAATGGTATAATGTAAAAAGGAGAAAAAATGGCACAAATTGAAACACCAGACAGAGGTCAACCACTTGACATATCTTATTTGTCTAGAATAGTACAAGAAATAAATGCCGTATCAGCAGCTGTTAGCAATGCTGCAAATATTGCAAAAATTAAATTTAGAGATATAGTTACTCCATCTTCTCTTCAAGTTGCAAATACAGTTTTTTATGCAGAAACTCAAAAATTAAGTGATGGAAATCTTTCTACTCAGACTAGTTTAATAACAAGCTTTGACTTTTCAGGAATGTTTAAAACAACTCCAGTAGTTACCTGCTCTATATCTCATGTGAGTGGAGTATCTAACCTAATCCCAGTTTTAAGATCGGTAACTCAAAACTCCTGTCAAGTAGAAGTATTTTCTAATAGTACATCTGGAGTATTTTCTGTAGATGTTTCAATTATTGCAATTGGTGAAAGAATTAGTTCCTAAGAGGAAAAATGTCACAACCACAGGATAAAATAAATCCTTGCAAAAAAATATTTTTTATAAACAAAGAACTTGTAAAAGTTTTTCATATTAACAAAAGCAGCAATATTGTTAATTTTTTTAATGTAACTCAGGGTAAAGAACAGAGTATGCTGTATTCAGATTTTAAAAAGCATAGGAAAAGAGCTTATTCAATTGCAAATACTGCAAGAATTTTAAATAGATCAAGAGTACAGTTTCAAAGAATAATTGCAAAGGGTTTGATTCCTGAGCCAATTGGTGATAGTGTTGGTGGAGAGAGAGGTTTTCAAATTAATGCTTATTATTCTGAAGACCACATTTTTGAGATTAGAAACATTATGGCAACTATACATGGTGGTAGACCGAGAAAAGACGGTAAGATTACCCCTAGAAACGTTTTAACAGAGCAAGACTTGCGTTCTAGAATGGGAGATGCTATAATGCTTTATACGAAGACATCGGATGGGCGTTTCATTCCGACTTGGCAAGAAGAGACATGGTAGGAGACCAAAATGTCAGAAACAACAAATGTTTCAGTAACACTAGGATATACGTTAAACCTTGGAAATTTTCAAAGTCTTAGAATTGATTTAGGAATTACAGACTTTGTTCGTAATGGAGAAAATACAGATCAGGCTCTTGACAGAGTTTATGAATTTGTAGAAAATAAAGTTATTCAAAAGGTAGAAGAAGCAAAGAAAGAACTAGAGGATTAGTGGCTGAGAAGAAAGATCGCTTTGCATTAATATCTAGATATAAGAAATTAACAAAAGAAAAAAACTTAACAGAAGAAAATATAAACATACACATTCAGCAATGGGCTGCAGACTCGTTGATTGAGTCGTATGGTGTAGAGCAAAGTTATGATCTAATTGAATATTATGTGGGTGTATCTGCATCTCCAACTTGGAAATGGTTGGTAGACAATGCCCACAAAGTTTATGATGCAAAAAAAATAAAAGAAGAAGATGATGTAGCTAGAAAGCTACTAAAGGAACAAGCAAAGGAATGGCTAAATAGATAATGTCTGATTTGGAAGCAAAGGTACTATCTGCGGTTTTAAATGATAAGCAAATTCATGTGCTATTTCAGGCAAACCCAGATACTTTGTTTAGAACTCATAAAGATGTTTGGGATTTTGTAAAAAACTATTATGAGCAAAATTCAACTGTTCCAACAAAGTCGCTTTTGGTAGAAAAGTTTAGAGACTTTCAACCAGTAGGTGAAATAGGTACAACAAAGCATCACCTAGAAGAGTTAAGAATACAATTCCTTGAAGATAATTTAAGAAATGCACTAATGACTAGTGCAAAACAATTAAATGAACATCAACCAATTGAAGCTCTTAATTCAATAATTTCAAAAACATCTGATCTTAAAAGAATTAGTTCTGATGTAAGAGATATTGATGCAACAGATGTAGAGGATGCCTCTGCACACTTTATACACATTAAGGAGTTAAGTGAAAAAGGTATACACGGTGTTAGAACAAACTTGGCAGGTTTTGATAACTATCTACCTGGTGGTATTGCTCCTGGTCAATTTGGTATTCTTCTTGCTTACCCTGCCATTGGTAAGTCTTGGCTTGCTATTTTTATGGCTGTACAAGCGTGGAAAGCTGGGAAGAAACCTTTAATAATTTCTCTTGAAATGACAGAGAAAGAAGTAAGAAATCGTGTTTATACAATTATGGCTGAAGGATATTTTTCACACAGAAAATTAAGTGCAGGTCTAATTGATATTGAAGGTTTTGAAAATTGGGCTAAACAACATTTAAAAGATAAGCCACCATTTTATATTATTTCTAATGACGGTATGGCAGATGTATCCCCTTCTGTTATTAGAGGAAAGATAGACCAGTATTCTCCAGATGTTGTATTTGTTGATTATATTCAGTTAATGAATTCAAATCAAGGAGGCGAGAATGAAGTTGTAAAGATTAAAAATATCTCTAGAGAATTAAAAGTTCTTGCAATTTCTTCACAAGTTCCAATTGTTGCAATTGCATCTGCCACTCCAGATAATGCAACCGATATGAATAGTGTTCCCTCCCTTGGTCAAGTGGCATGGTCAAAGCAATTAGCTTATGATGCTGACTGGGTTTTAGCACTTGGTCGTGCTACTGGAAGTACAATTCTTGAATGTGTATTTAGAAAAAACCGTCATGGCTTTTGTGGAGAATTTATGGTAGATATTGATTTTGACTCAGGTCGCTTTATTTATAAGGATTTTGAATAAAACTAGTTAATTCCATTGATATAATTGATGGTATGTACGCTCATAAGTCAATAAAAAGATTTAGCCTTGATGGTGAAATTTATGATGATTCTCATATCATAAGACTTAAA